ACCCCTGTGTTGGCTGGTCTTGGCACTACTACTAAGCAGTTTTCTAGCTGTGTACTTATTTCTAGTGATGATACATTGGACAGTATTTTTGCCGCCGGCGAAATGATGGCAAAATATGCATCAAAACGTGCGGGAATTGGCCTTGAAATAGGCAGAATTCGACCCGTAGGTGCACCAATTCGCAACGGAGAAATCAAACATACGGGTATGATACCATTCCTAAAGAAATGGTTTGCTGATCTACGTTCATGCTCGCAAGGCGGTATACGTAATGCCAGCTGTACAGTTACATTTCCTATTTGGCATGCTCAGTTTGAAGACCTAATTGTATTAAAAAATAATCAAGGCGTGGAAGAAACTCGTGTACGTCAAATGGATTACAGTGTTGTGGTTAATAAGATGTTCTGGAATCGCTACAAAAATGGCGAGATGATGAGCTTGTTTGATCCGCACGAAGTACCAGATCTCTACGAAGCGTTCTATAGAGATTCAAAAGAATTTGAAACATTATACTTGAAGTATGAACAAGATAAGAACATTAAGAAAAAAGTTGTATCAGCAGATGAGATATTCAAAAATGGCATCCTTAAAGAACGCACCGACACAGGCCGTATCTACCTTGTAAACATTGACAATGTTATTAACCAAGGACCGTTTGATACCAAATTAGATCCTATCTATCAAAGTAATCTATGTCAGGAAATTTTGTTACCTACAAAGCCTTTCCAACGTATAGAAGATGCAGAGGGACGTATTGCTCTTTGCACTCTTGGCTCAGTAAATTGGGGAGCATTTAAAAATCCTCAAGACATGCGTAAAGCCTGTCGTGTACTAGTACGTAGTTTGAGTAACCTACTACAGTATCAAGACTTCTTGAGTATACAAAGTAAATTAGCCAATACAGATTTTGAACCGCTGGGTGTTGGCATTACAAATCTAGCCTACTGGCATGCTCGCCGCAATATCAAGTACGGCGAAAAAGAAAGTCTTGCAGAAGTCAAGCGTTGGATGGAACATCAAGCATACTACCTTACAGAAACCAGTGTGGAATTGGCCCAAGAGCGTGGCCCATGTCTGCGTAGCGAACACACTTACTATGGTCGTGGAGTATTTCCTTGGGAACGCCGTAATCCAGGTGTCGACGAACTAACAGACTTTGCACCTAGTTTAGATTGGGAACCATTACGTAGCCGTATGAAACAATACGGGATCCGCAATGCTACACTAATGGCCGTGGCACCGGTCGAATCCAGCTCAGTTGTTTTAAACTCCACCAACGGAATTGAAATGCCGATGGAATTGATTTCTGTGAAGGAATCAAAAGCTGGATCGTTTGTACAGGTTGTGCCAGAGTACAAACGTCTAAAGAATCGTTATCAATTGATGTGGGATCAAACTGATTGTATTGACTATCTAAAAACTGCCGCAGTGTTGGCAGCATACATTGATCAAAGTCTAAGTACAAATACATTCTATAATCCTGCACACTTCCAGGGAGCTAAAGTTCCTGGCACACTGATTGCTAAAAATCTAATGTTAGCATACAAGTGGGGAATCAAAACTATCTACTACAGTCTAATAAACAAAGTAGGAGCCAAGGCTAATTTTGCCAACACCGCATCTGCACCACAGATCAACGGAATCAACGGACACGCAATCAATGCCGCAGACAACATTGTTATCTACGATGACATTGAAGACTGTGAAGCATGTAAACTATAAAGACACACTCATGAGTAAACAACAATACGACCTATCAAAACAAACAAACTATCTAAAACGTCACATGTTCCTGGATCCAGAAGGTCCAGTTACTGTACAACGGTTTGAAGAAGTAAAATATCCACGCATAGCCAAATTTGAAGAACTGGCCAGAGGATTCTTTTGGGTACCAGAAGAAATCTCACTAACTAAAGATAAAATAGATCACAAGGAAGCCAGTGATGCAGTCAAGCATATCTTTACCAGTAATCTACTTCGTCAAACTGCACTAGACAGTATTCAAGGCCGTGCACCGAATCAAGTCTTCTCGCCAGTAATCAGTATTCCAGAATTAGAAGCACTGGTCAGCAATTGGTCGTTTTTTGAGACAAACATACATTCAAAAAGCTACAGTCACATCATAAGGAACGTCTATGGAGTACCTAAAGAAGAATTTAACAAAATTCACGACACAGCTGAAATTGTTGGTATGGCTGCTAACATTGGTCGTTACTATGAAGATCTTCATATTCTCAATTGCCGTAAAGAAACTGGAGAACACATTGACACAATGGTTCACAAGCGAGCCATATGGATGGCACTACACGCAAGCTATGCCTTGGAGGCTCTACGTTTCATGGTGAGCTTTGCCACTAGTTTGGCAATGGTTGAAAATAAGATCTACATTGGCAATGGTAACATCATCAGTTTAATATTACAGGATGAACTCCTACACGCAGAATGGACTGCTTGGCTGATTAACAATGTAACCAAAGACGATCCGGACTTTGTAACACTGGAAACAGAGTGTACAGATGAAGTCTATCAATTGTATCTAGAAGTTATTCGCGAAGAAAAAGAATGGGCAGAATATCTATTCAGCAAGGGCGTGGTAATTGGATTAAACGCTAACATTCTTAAAGACTTTGTAGATTATACAGCCTTTAACAGATTAAAAGAAATTGGTATCAAGTATTTAGAAGACCATCCTCGCCAAAGTCCTATTCCTTGGTTTAACAAACATGTAAATATCAACAAGAAGCAGACAGCACTACAGGAAAACGAAAGTACCAATTATGTAATTGGTGTTATGAGTGACAGTGTAGAGCATGAAGAACTTCCTGATCTATAAGGATATAACATGGCAAAGATTGTTGAGGATGTATTAGTCATCAAATTTAGTAAAATTGTCAAAGACAATGAATCAGACGTATCTAGTATTGCTGGACCCGATGTTCAGGCAGCACTAGAGCAAGTGGCACAAGAACTAGTCGGCGATGCAGTAATAGTTGAAATAGAATCAACCAAATAACCCACAGGGTCTTGCTTTAAGGCCCTGTTTCATTTAAAATAATCATAAAGGATAATAATATGCAGGCTATCGTATGGAGTAAAGATCCTTGCCCGTTTTGCGACAGAGCAAAAAATCTATTAAAACTCAAGGGCATTGAATTTGAAGAACGTAACATTACCACAGGTGACTGGACTAAAGAACAACTAATGGAGTCTGTGCCAGGAGCTAGAACAGTTCCCCAGATTGTAATCAACGGACAATTGATTGGCGGGTTCAATGAACTACAACAGCATCTACAGAACGTAGAAGGCGGATTTGGCGATGGCCGGCTATAGTACAGTTCCTGTAGGAACGTCCGGGACTCTATCACCAGGATATGGTGCTGTCCCCAATGGACCATATGTATTTTCCACAAATAATACAACTATCACACAACCTTGGATCGCTACTACCGGCGGCAGTGGCAGTCAAGCTAGCCTACAAGTTATAGGTGATGCACACTTTGATGGCAACGTCACAGTCAAGGGTCGAGACCTTGTTAAATTATTTGAAAAAATTGAAGATAGACTGGCCATTGTGTCAAATCCTGATCCTAAGAAACTAGAAAAATTCAAAGCCCTTAAAAAGGCCTATGATCATTACAAACTAATGGAAAAATTAATCGGCGAGGAAGAATGAAAGTAAAATTAATTTCGTGTAGTAAACCCAGTAGACAACTGGCCAGTGAAGGTATCTACGAAGCACAGGATCTAATAGCGTTCTGTGCCAGAGTCAGCAATCCCAGTAATCAGCTAAACACAGAGACCAGTGAAAAACTTATTCGCTATCTTGTTAAGCACAAACACTGGAGCCCACTGGAGATGACTTCGGCCTGCTTAGAAATTGAAACCACACGTGATATTGCTAGACAGATATTACGTCATAGAAGTTTCAGCTTCCAGGAGTTTAGTCAACGCTATGCTGACCCAACAAAGGATCTTAAGTTTGTTACCAGGGACGCACGTCTACAGGATACCAAGAACAGACAGAACAGTGTTGACCTTGATATACGCAATAATGACCAACATCGATTCCTTGCCGCACAATGGGAAGAAATGCAAAACCGTGTTATCCGTGAATCATTAAATGCTTATCAATGGGCCATTGACAATGGTATTGCCAAAGAACAAGCTCGTGCTGTATTGCCCGAAGGACTGACAGAAAGTCGATTGTATATGAACGGTACTCTACGTTCATGGGTACACTTTATCGAACTTCGTTCAGGCAACGGCACACAGAAAGAACACATGGAAGTTGCCCGTGAGTGCGCCAAGGCAATTGCTGAAATATTTCCAATGGTCACAGAGTATGTCCAACCTGAATGACACAGTAAGAAACTTTTTTGATGATCACAATATTAGAGTTATTGACTCTAATAAAAGAGCATATAAACATACTCGAGCTAATATCAATCTATTCAAATTTCAAGAAGACTACAATAAATTTGATCGTGACTTCATAACACTTGAAACAGAAACACTGTACACTGTGGAAATCACTGAAAGTGAATTACAAAGAATAGCAGAGTTCGAAGAACAGGTGTTTAATAACATGAAAAGTCAAGGACATTATAATATGTTTGAAACACTGATGGAACAGAAACAACAGGAAAAATATCTGCGTGATACCTATCCCGCAGTTAAGAAAGCATATGAGCATTATAGCTTAATGTTAAAATTAGCCCAAAGCGGCGAACTATAAAAGGAAAACCATGTTACTCGAAAAACCAATCGCCACTGGCGATATTGTCAGCGTCAAACTAGCCAACGGTGAAGAACTGATTGCACGACTAGAAGAAGAAACTGATCAGCATATTAAAATCAGCCGCCCATTGGCAGTTACACTGGGAGCACAGGGACTAGGTATGATACCATTCATGTTCCTAGCCAACAAAGACACAGTGACTATCAAACAGATGCATGTGCTAGTGGTTGCACCTGCTAAGAAAGATGCTGCTGATCAATATGTGCAAGGCACAACTGGCATTGCCCTAAGTTAAATAACTATATGCCAGCTATACACCGCAATACAGACCCTAGATCCTGTGGAGCTACGACCATAGTATCCGGACAGACTACAGTTTATGCTAACAATCTGTTGGTATCTGTCAACGGAGATAATAACAGTCACGGTGGTGGTGCATTAGCAGCGGCCAACAAAGATGTCTACGTTAACAACAAACTAGTAGTAAATGATACTCCAGAAGCAGCCGCACCCGACAGTCTTTGTCCTCCATTAGGAGGAGCCCACTGTTCACCAGTAACAGCAGGCGGATCGTCAAACGTATTTGTCGGTGATTAAATGAAACAAAAATTCATTGATCTATATATGGCATGGGCAGCTCGTACAGCAGAACTAAGTCACGCACGTAGACTACATGTAGGTGCTGTGATTGTCAAAGACGACACAGTTATCAGTTACGGGTATAATGGTATGCCCGCAGGTTGGGATAATAACTGTGAAGATACTGTCTGGCACAGTGACGGAGAAAGAACACTTAAAACCAAACCGGAGGTATTACATGCAGAATCTAATGCGATTGCAAAACTGGCTCGATCTACGAACAGTGGTCTGGGTGCTACTATGTTTGTTACCCATGCTCCATGTTTGGACTGTGCCAAACTTATCTACCAAAGTGGTATTAGCAGTGTTCTATATAGGAACAGTTATAGGGACGCTAGTGGTGTCACGTTTTTGGAAAAATCAGGCGTTGAAGTTACGCAGGTATAAGATTGACAATAAATAGTTTTGATGTTATACTAACATCACTTTCGCAGGGGCAGGCTACGTAGTAGTATGCAGTAGGTCAAATTCCTACCGGCTTAGCAGAGGCTCCACACTCCCTGGGAAGTCTGTTACTTTTTAATTTTTGGAGAATATCATGGCATATAGAGCAAAAAACGGTAGTATTAAGGCAGCAGTACGTAGACAACTTCGAAAGCGTAAATAAAATGGCAAAATTTAGAGCACACCACCCACGCTCAATTAAGGCCACTGCTCGCAGGATTCTTAAAAAGCGTAAGTAAAGATTATTGCTGTATGAAGCAAAGAGAACGGTGTTCTGGACGGGGGTGCGAATCCCCCCAGGTCCACCAAAAGGAATTGTATGTTTCACAAAATTGTTAGTTGGTTAAAAGAAGCATTTAC